AAACTCAAACCAGAGCTGTTCAGGAAACAGCCATACTACCTGCCGGGATGTGACAACTAACCGCCATCAAGCTTCGTGCTCACCCAGTTAGCCACGATCAGGCCCGGCACACTGTCCAACGCCCGGTCCGCGTCCCGCGCCAGATCAAGGCGCTTGGGCAGCTTCACCTGCGGGACCAGCAGGAAGATCGGCGCGGTGACCTTGCCGCGCCCGGTCTTGGAGCGCGAGACAACCGCCTGACCCTTTGTGTTCAGCCGCCCTTCGGCGACCAGCAGGCTCGGCCCCGTGCGGCGATAGACGAACCGCAAGCGGAGGCCACGGCGGCGCTCCCATTCGCCGGGCGTGATCCGGCCGCCGCGCAGGGATTTGCCCGCCGCTGGCAGCGGGATGGCGAGCCAGAACCCGTTCTTCGAGCGGATCAGCGGGCCGGTGTCGTGGGCGCCGACGATGACCGGGGCCTGGGACCAGACGAGCGCGGCGGCGTCTAGGCTTTCGCCCGACTTTGGAAACGTCTGGCTGCGGATCGTGTTGGAGAGGCGTGTGCCAAGCCCTGCGCCTGTGACCTGCAAGCGCCATGCGGCCTTCAGCCCGGTCCCGGCCTCGCGCATCGCGGCCGTCACGGCGCGCTCGCCTGCTGCCACCTCCGCCTGCATCATCGCGACGATGTCGGGATTGATGTCGAGCTTCAGTTTCATGTGGACCTCAGATCCACGGTCCAGACCAGCCGCTCGCGGTCGCGGATGGGTTCTCCCTGAATGAGAAAGGCGTCTCCGTCGATTTCCAAACGATCACCGGGACGTGGGTTCGCCACCTCGGCAACGCGCAGGTCGATCCGGGTAGTCTCCGACCAGAGCCGCGCGTCGCCGAAATCCGTAACCGCGTCCGCGCGCCGGGCGACGACGCGCACCAGAACGGGCGCGCCGCCCTCGGGCGTGTAGACCGCATCCCTGCCGATATTCGGATCGGCGAAGAGCGCGCCAACGGCGGCGGCGAAAGCGTTCATCAGAACGTGCCGTTCAACCGCACCCGGCCGATGGTGTCTCCGGCCCCGCCCGCGACCGCTTCGGTGGCCACGCCGATCAGCGTGTTCGAGGTTGCCACGTTGGTGGTGCGCTTGTTGGTGTCGTCCCAGTAGATCCTGGCACCCGCGGTCCAGGCCTGCGAGCCGATCTTGGTGATGTCGAAGACGCCGGTGAGCGCGGCCTCGACAGTTTCGCCGAGGGCGGCAGTGCCTGCCGCTACGCCGAAGATGGAACCGACGAGCAGGCCATCGCCGGAGGCGACGTCATAGGGCGCGGTCAGGGTGATGGTGTTGCCGGGATGGACGTAGGTTTTCATGGGGGTGATCCTCGTGGAAAGACGACGGGCGGCCCGTCAGGACCGCCCGCATGTCAGGGTTCAGAATGGGTGCCTTACGCGCCCGGGTTCTTGTAGAGGCCGCGCCAGTCGATGGCCTTGGCGCCGAAGTCGAGGCGGCACTTGATCTCGACGCCGTCGACGTCGAAGCCGTTGCGGGTCTCGATGTAGGCGCCCTGCTGACCCTCGAGATAGGCGTACTCGATGGTGTCGATCTGGTTCGGGCTGGCCGCCAGATACCAGGCGGTCTCGCTCGCGGCGTCGAGGCGCGGCTCGCTGATCGGCGCGAGCGTGCGGATCGACTGCGGCACGACGCTGGACGTCGCGGCGGGCACGAGGTTCTGGGCGACCAGCTGCTCGGCCTTCAGTTCCAGCGAGGCGGGTACGATCAGGAACGCGGGGCGGACGTTCAGGACGGTCTTCTTGTCGAGCCCGGTCTGCTTGGCCATCGCCGCGCGGGCCGCGCCCACCGCATCGACGGCCAGCGCCGCGCCGGTGCCCGCGAGGTTCTTGTGGTTGGCGTGGAACAGCGCCGTGCCATCGGCCATCGCCGGGTTGGCGGTGATGATGCCCCAGACGACGTCGCTTTCCAGCTGGGCGATGGAGTTGCCGTACATCGCCGGGATGCGGGTGAAGGCGTCGAGATCGTCATTGATCAGAACCTGCCGGGTGATGGCCACGACCCGGCCATAGGTCTTGACCTTGTAGCTCTCCTTGCTCTCGCCGAGCGTGCCTCGCTTGAACTCGCCGCTTTCGCCCACTTCCAGAAGCTGCGGCGCCTCGCCGAGTTGGACCCGGTGCATGGACTTGAAGTCCGTCGCCAGCACCTGACGGCAGAAGAGCGCGAAGGTCCGGGGATAGGCGTCATAGGCCTGCCGCAGGGTCTTGTTGGTGACGGCCGAGAGGATCTCGGGGAAGTCCGAGGTCGAATGCAGCGCGCGCGTCGCCACCTCGTCACGCGACAGGCCCCGCGTGTTCAACCCGGAGTTGCCGAGGCTCTCGCGGGCGAGTTCCAGCAGCGTCATGCCGCGATACTGGCGCGCGGCGTCCTCCAGCGGAAACAGCGTCGGGCTGTAGCGGTGCAGCAGCGCGTTCGCCACCGCGTCGCGGCGGGTGATGCGCTCGTCCCTGCCGCCCAGCGGGACGGAGACATGCGGGAAGGTCCGGGTCTCGTCGGACTTCGCCGCCACCTGGTCGAGGATCAGGCGGCGGGATTCGTCCACGCTGACGCCGCGCTTCACCAGGTCCTCGGCGAAGCCGCGTTCGAGGTTCAGGCGGCCGGTCAGATCGTAAATGGTGGAGACGCGGTCGCGCTCCGCCTCGCGGGCACGGGTGGCGATGGCTTCGCTGTCGGTCGCGGCGGGCGCATCCGGCATGCGCGCGGTCGTCGGTTCCGGGTGTGCCGGGGCCGCGATGGGCTGCTGGCGGGTCTCGGGGCTGGCGGGGACATCCCCGGCCACGGTGGTCGTGCTCTCAGGCATGGATGCCTCCTTTTGCATGCGGGTATCGACGATCTCGACGGGATAGCTGGCCTGATCCGCGGCGCGGACCTGGGCGCGGGGATCAGCGGGAACGGTCACGAAGCTGACCTCGAGCGGCGTCCAGCGCTCGACGATGCGCTGCTCGACCTCGCCCTTCGCGGCGGGCTCCACCACTTTCACCCGCTCGATGGAATAGCCGACCGAGACGTTGCGGATGATGCCGTCGCTGATCAGGCCGAACATGCGGTCGGCGGCCTGGTCGAGCCCCTCGCGCGGGAAGCGGATGGTGGCCTTGCCTTCCTTGCCCTCAATCCAGGCGCGTTCGACCACGCCCACCTGCGAATGCGAGGACCAGACCGAATGGCTGTCGAGCGCCGGGGCCCCGGCGTTGAGGCGGGTCAGATCCACCGCCCTGTCGCTGACCTCCAGGATCTCGTCGAAGGGCACGGATGTGTCCCAGCCGGTCCAGCGTCGCCGCCGAACGGCCGCGCCGGTGGTAAAGACCACGTCGACGGAGCGCGCCTCGGTGTTGACGGTCGCAGGCAGGATCGGCGCGCGCCGCAGCTGCATTGGCAGGGCGACCGGGGCCGCCATGATCGTGTCGGGCATGGCCCTATTCCTTCTCGGTTTCGGATGCGGGGGCGGCCGCGTCACTGGTCGGCTCGCCGGTCGGATCGCCCGCCTGCGCGCTGCCGGTCTTGGTGACGCGGCGCGGATCGCTGTCGAGCACGAGGCCGAGACCGTCGAGCTTGGCATTGGTCGCGGCGATCTCGGCCAGCACGGCGTCCGGGTTGTGACCCTGCCGGGCGATGGCCTGCGCCAGCGTCATGGTGCCGGTCCGGATCGCCAAAAGGTCGGCCATCGCATCCTTGTAGGGATCGACGGCATCGAACTTCGGCGGCGACCATTCGACCGGCACGGTCGGCGACGGGATCTGGCCCGCTGCCCACGCGGCCTCGGTAAACCAGCGCCAGACCGGGGCGCAGAGCATCGGGATGAAGAGCTGCCACTGCACGGCGTCGATCATGCGGCGGAACTCGACGAGCCCGGCCCGGATCGAGGAGTAGTTCACCTGGCTGAGATCGCCGGTCAGCAACTCGTAGGGCACGCGGAACCCGGCCGAGATGGTGTGCAGGCTCGCCCGCTTGTATTCGCCGTAGCCGCCGGTGGCCGAGGGCTGGTTGAAGCGGATGTCCTTGCCGCCACGGGCATAGGCAATCAGCCCCGGCTCGAACTGCTCGACCCGGTTGCCGTCGGCATCGACCACGGCGGGCGCGATGCCCTGTTGCGCCTCGTCGTCACCGAAGACGATGGCGGTAACGCAGGCCTCGGTCTTCTTGCGGACCAGCTCGGCGACCTCGTAATCGTCGAGATCGCGCAAGCTGCGGATCACCGGTGCGCCCCAGGGAACGCCCCGCGCCTGCGTGCGCTGCTTCTCGTAGACGTGGGCGATCTCGGTTGCGGGGACTGGGCGAGACCCAAGCCCGCCTTGCAGCGTGCCCCAGGCATCGCCGGGGTGTTCCGCGTGCAGCCAATAGGCCCGGCGCTTGCCGACCGGATCGAACTCGATCCCCTGCACCAGCCGAGCGCCGCCAACGGCGCCGGACTTGGTGGCGTCGAGGAAGTCGGCCTCCAGCACCTGCAATTGCAGCGGTATCGGCAGTCCGTCGCTGGCGCGGCGCAGACGGCGGCGCACCAGAACCTCGCCCGCCTCGATCATTTCGCGGCAGATCAGCGTCTGCAGCCCGTAGAAATCCAGCTGGCCGTCGGCGTCGCAATCGGCCGCCCAGCGGGCGAACAGGGCATCGACCTTGCGGTCCAGCTTGTCATCGCCGCTGGCCGCGCGGGGCATGATGCCCGAACCGATGATGTTGTTCACCAGCACCGCCACCGCCTTCGCCGCATGCGGGTTGTTGCGCACGAGATCGCGCATCCGGTCGCGCAGCAGCGCTCCGGCAACCCCGATCTCGGTGTCGGCCGAGGATCCGGGCGCGCGCCAGCCCTCCGTCCGCCGCCCGCGCGCGGCCCCGTCATAGCCGCGCGTCAGGGTCTCGAAGGCCTGCCGCGCCATCACGCGACGCGCGGCCATGCGCGGCGCCACCGATGCGATGGCGTGGTCGAACCAGGTCGCCGACATCACCGGTCCCCGCGGTTGAAGCCCGCGAGCCCGGCTACGGGGAGCGGTCGAGTGGTCCCGGCGATGGCGCGTTCGATGGTGCGGATGCGGGCAAGCAGGTCCTCGGCCGAGCCGTAATCCACCGACTTGCCGTCATAGCTGACCCGGGTCGTGCCGCTGGCATAGGCCCGGCGCAGCGCCGAGAGCTCGGTTTCCGTCCAGTCCGTCATGTTCAGAACCATCCTCCGCGACGTCCGAGCCAGTCGGAGCGGCGCTTGCCCTGCGGGGCCTGTCCCGGCCGGTTGATCTGCCCGGCGGGATCGGTGTCGGTGGGGGCGGCCCCGAGCTGATCCTCGAGGTCGCGCCATTTCTCGTCGGGCCAGCGGTCCGCGCCCGCGATCCAGGCGGCGGCGCGGGCATAGACCCGGCAATCCAGCGCCTCGTTGCGCTCGCGCAGCTTCTGCCATTCCAGCCGAGCGAAGCCGCGTTTCGTGCGGACCGTCACCAGCTGCTCGGCCACAAACTGCTTCAGCCATTCGTTCTCGACCCAGTGTGGCAGATGCACCGAGCCGGGCGGGAACGCCGCCCCGTCGGCCATGTCCTCCTCGGTCGGGCGCGCCAGCCGCAGGAAGCGGTAGGTCTCGGCCTTGAAGG